ATGGATAAAAAAGAACACAGATGACTTTCACCCATCAGAATTTTGGTGTGAACTCTTTGAAGGTGAACATTTGAGTGTAGACTTTTGCAATGAAAAGCAAGAATTGGTGGTGTTAGGTACTCGTGATGAAAAAAATCCCCTATACAAGTGGTCAAAATGGGAAAAAATTGATAAAAAAGTCGAATTTCCCGATGTTTTAAGAAACTTAAAGAAAAAATATGAATGGATTAACTGCGAATTCATTGGTGGAAAACTAATAGAGGTTCAGTTTCGCAGAAATCCTGACTTTCGATACGGTAATTCAGTTGCAATTCCAGTTTGGAATCAAAAAACAGAAGAAGATTACTCAGAGTATAGGTTTATCAAAGACGAAGACTATAAAAGAATGGGTTTTTGGGTCAAATAAATACATTTTTATTGCCAAAACTGAATTGGAACGCTTTTCAATGGGAAAACACCTACTACTAGAGGTGTATGATGTAAAATTTGATCTTATTAATGATGTAACTTCTCTCCAAGAGGCAATGGAGAAAGGTATAAAGCGTGCCAATATGACTATTTTAAATATTTTCTCACATTGTTTTATTCCTCAAGGATGCACAGTAGTCATTGCCCTTGCGGAAAGTCATGTTTCTTGCCATACTTGGCCAGAAGAAGGTTCTATTGCAGTAGATGTTTATACTTGTGGTGAAGGAAATCCAAAATTAATTGCACTTGAGATCTTAAAATACCTGGGGTCTAATAATTTTAGATTGCGAGAAGTATATCGTTAAATAAAGATAAGGAGATAGCAACCTCCTTCATAAAAGTTCTGTTTTATTCATTAAAACAGGAGCAAAATGTCAAACTTACCAGTAGACCGTGATTCAAATTATATGAGAGAGATGTGGGGCACTACTCGTCTGATTACAGATTATGATACCGTATCACCAAAAAGAGTGATTCAAGAGGTTATGCACGATCTAGCGCCCAAACATGACTTAAAAAGACAACAAGAATTGCATGAAAAAATTCGTAATGATGAAGACTATGATGATTGGGAATATGGAACTGAACCAGGATATGGTTCTTCTTGGAAATGAGCATAAATAATCCAAGAAATTTTATATCCAATGGCAGTAACTAGAATATCTAGATCATTCAAAGATATTAGTCTGTCTTTTGATCCACATCCTGTGACAAAAGACCTGCCAATTTTGAAAAATCAAAATGCAATTATACGATCAATTCGTAATCTTGTTCAGACGATCCCAAATGAAAGATTTTTTAATCCTAATTTGGGATCCGATGTTCGCTCTAGTTTATTTGACTTTGTTGATTTTGCAACTGCATCTGTAATCAGAGAGCAAATTATTAACACTATTTCTAACTATGAACCTAGAGTTGATAATGTTGACATTGAAGTCAATCCAAGTCCAGATACAAATGAGTTTGAAGTGACTGTAATTTTTGATATTATTGGGCAAGAAGTACCAACACAACAATTGTCATTCATATTAGAGGCAACAAGATAAAATGCCTTTTACTCAATTTACAAATCTAGATTTCGATCAGATAAAAACTTCAATCAAAGATTATCTCCGTGCTAACTCCACATTTACGGACTTTGATTTTGAAGGGTCGAACTTTTCTGTTTTAATCGATACGTTAGCATATAACACATATATTACAGCATTCAACTCAAATATGGTTGTCAACGAATCCTTTTTGGATTCTGCAACTGTAAGAGAAAATGTTGTTTCACTTGCTAGAAATATTGGTTATGTTCCATATTCAAGAAATGCTGCTAATGCAGTAGTTTCATTTAGTGTAAACGTAGATCCAGATCAAATATTACAAGACGGCACTCCAGTATATACGTCTGCAATTACTTTGCAAGCAGGTCTTGTATGTACTGGATCTGTAAGAGGATCTTCTTACGTATTTTCAATTCCCCAAAGTGTTACAGTTCCTGTTGTAAATGGAGTTGCAACATTTAGCAATATTACAATCAGAGAAGGAACTTTCTTAACCAAAAAGTTTACTGTTGATGCATCACTAGATCAAAAATTTGTTCTTGACAATCCTTTTATTGATACTTCTACTATCAGAGTTTATGTTAAAGGTATTAGTGATAGTGGACTTGGTTCTTTATATTCTTTAGTTGATAATATCTTTGATGTTGATTCGAACTCAGAAATCTTTTTAGTTCAAGAAGTACAAGACGAAAAGTATCAACTTCTTTTTGGTGACGGAATATTTGGCAAAAAACTTGAAAATTCTTCAATCATTACTGCAAATTATATCATAACCAGTGGTAAAGATGGAAATGGTGCTGACACATTTAGTTTTGCCGGATCTTTTAGAGATGCAGACGACAGAAATGTTATCGCAACAAATACAATTAATGTAACTACAAATCAAAGTGCTCAGAATGGGTCTGATATAGAAACTATTGATTCTATTCGTTACTTTGCACCTCGCCTATATTCTTCACAATATAGAGCAGTGACTGCAAGCGACTATGAAACAATTATCAAATCAAAAATTTATGGTAATGCAGAGTCTGTTTCCGTTGTTGGTGGCGAAGAATTAAGTCCTCCAGAGTACGGAACAGTTTCAATTAGCATTAAACCAAAAAATGGAACATTTGTTTCTGATTTTGATAAAGAGCAGATACTATCCAAATTAACTCAATATAGTGTTTCTGGTGTTCGTCCTAAAATAGTAGATCTTAAAATACTGTATGTTGAGGTTGAATCTTACATTTACTACAATTATAATCAAGTTGGAAGTGTTTCCGATTTAAAAACAAGAGTAACTAACTCACTCAACAAATACTCTCAGTCTGTAGATTTAAACAAATTTGGTGGCAGATTTAAATATAGTAAACTTCTTCAAGTAATTGATAATACTGATACTGCAATCACATCAAATATTACTAGAGTTAGAATTAGAAGAGATTTAAAGGCACTTATAAACTCTTCAGCTCAATATGAAATATGTTTTGGTAATCAATTCCACGTAAATTCATCAGGGTATAATATAAAATCAACCGGATTCAATATTAAAGATGAACCAGATATAGTTTATTTAACAGATACTCCAAACGCTGATGGCATGACAGGAGTCATTTCAATTGTAAAACCTATTGAAACTTCAGCAGGCGTGTCTACCGCATCACTATCACCTTTTGTAGTTGTAGAATCTGCTGGAGTAGTAAATTATGTAAATGGAGAAATAACTCTGAATACAATTACAATTACATCTACAGAATTAGGAAATGATTTAATCGAAATACAAGCATATCCAGAATCAAATGATGTCATTGGTCTTAAAGATCTTTATGTGTCTTTTGATGTTTCGAAAAGTCAAATAAATATGGTAAAGGATACAATTGCATCTGGAGAAGATATTTCCGGAGTTGTCTTTACAAAAAATTCGTATCGCTCAAGTTACTCAAACGGGAAATTAATGAGGTCGTAATATGATACAAACGGGTTTTGAATCTAGGGTAAAAGTACAACAAATAATTGATAGTCAGCTTCCAGAATTTATCTTAGATGAAAGTCCAAAGGCTGCTGAGTTTTTAAAGCAATATTATATTTCTCAAGAATATCAGGGTGGTCCTGTAGATATTGCTGAAAACTTAGACCAATACATCGAACTTGATAATCTTACTCCAGAAGTAGTTGTTGGATATACAACTCTTGAAGATGATATTACAACAACTTCTACCACAATTTCCGTATCAAGTACTAGAGGTTTTCCTGCAAAGTATGGTCTCTTTAAAATTGATGATGAGATTATCACGTATACTGCTATATCTGGAAATACTTTTACCGGGTGTATAAGAGGATTTAGTGGCGTTACAAATTATCATAAAGATTTGCAATATGGAGAATTAGTTTTTAGTCAATCTTCTGCTGCCTCTCATACATCAGGATCTTCAGTACAAAATTTAAGTTCTTTATTTTTACAAGAATTTTATAAGAAAATAAAGTTTAGTCTAACACCTGGACTAGAAGGTTTAGATTTTACTGAAAATCTTGATGCAGGAAATTTCATAAAAGAAGCAAGAACTTTATATGAATCTAAAGGAACTCCCGAATCTTTTAGAATACTTTTTAATGTGCTGTATGGGGAAACTCCAAGTGTAATTAATCTTGAGAAGTTTTTGATTAAACCATCAGATGCTGGTTATATCAGAAGAGACGTTGCAATTATAAGTAATATTTCCGGAAATCCAACAAAACTAGTTGGTCAGACAATTAAAAAAACAACAGATGAATCTACAAGTGCTGCAGTATCCGAAGTAGAGACTATTACTAGAAATGGTGTAACTTACTACAAACTTAATTTTTTTGTTGGATATGATGATACATATCCCAATGTTACTGGCACATTTACAATTACACCAAACACTAAAGTTATTGAGGAAGTAACTGTAACTCCATTAGAAGATGGTACGACCGTTATTAGTGTTGATTCTACTATCGGATTTTCAGATTCGGGAAGTATTTTTTATGGTTCTCAAGAAATTTTTTATTCTGATAAAAGTGTTAATCAATTTTTAGGTTGTTATGTTAAATCTGCAGATTCATTAACAATACCTAAAAAATCATTTTTAATCTCAAATGACACATATTATGGATATGAAAATGGAGATACTACTAAAAAAGTAGAATTTAGAATTACTGGAGTATTATCTGATCTTGATATTGAAACTGAAAATTATGAGTTGTTAGATAATGATATAAT